ATCCTCGCGGAGCAGCGAATCGCGATGGCCGTCAAGCGCCCCGAGAGTTTCGTCAAGGGGACTTTCACCGAGGTGACTCCTCTGTCCTAACTCCGGTACATTCTGGGTATGCCACGACGCATCCCAGATGACCAGAGGAAGTACAAGGTTCGCAGCGACAAGGGGAGCCGCAAGAGCCCGTACGTCACAACGACGTGCAGGACTTGCGGCTCCTCTGTCGTTCGCAGACAGAGTGAAGTGCGGAGCAAGGTCTACTGCTCTCTCGCGTGCTATCGCAGCAACCCTGTCATCGGTCCCGGTCGGCCACGGTCGAAGGACACACCGATGTACGAGACGCAGTGGGGTCCAAGGCCGGGGTACATCACCAGCGGCTACGTCATGGTTCGGGTCTACGAGCATCCGTACTGCGGCAAGAGTGGACTCGTTCCGCAGCACAGGATCGTGATGGAGATGCACCTCGGTCGGTTCCTGAACGCAGACGAGAACGTCCATCACATCAACGGTGGTCGCGCCGACAACCGCATCGAGAACCTCGAACTCTGGAACACCAGTCAGCCACCCGGCCAGCGAGTCGAGGACAAGGTTCGATGGGCGAAGGAAATACTGGCTCTGTACGAACCGCAATCACTTGCCTGAGTGGCACACTAGGGCGTAGCCCAGCAAGCACCGAGGACCGAGGAGGCGTCATGGCCGAGATGTGGGAAGTCGTTGCCCCAGTCGATCAGATCCCTGTGCTCCTCGATCCACGCCGACGCATCAACTCAAGCGTCGTGGACGATCTCGATTCATGGAACACATGCCCTATCGACAACATGAAGCACAACTCATGTTTCCACCTACCGGGAGTGACAGATGGCCCAGCGCCGCTCAACCAGTAAGACGCCCGTCACCAACGTGCCCCTGCCCGACGAGATCGTCGTCGTGGAGGAAGAGGCCGTGGAGACAGCACCCGAACAGCACGCCGACACCGACGGCCCGGCGTGGCTCATCACGGGATCAGCACAGCCCGAGCCGGAAGAGGCGCTTCCCGCACCTGAGATCCCCGTGGTCGAGACGAAGGTCCAACCGCATGACGAGACGCCCGCGTACCGCGTGCGCGAGGGTGAGCCGAAGGGCTTGATCCTCGGACCCGACGACCCTGTCCGTCTGACCGGCAAGGACACCGGCACCGAGGTCATCGTGGATCAGGACATCTTCCGCAGGGTCTACCCGCGCAACACCAAGCGGCCCACCTACATCCTGCTCTACCCCAAGGGCATGAAGGTCGCGAAGTCCACTCTCACTCGCGTGAACATCTAAGGACACAGCATGGCTATCGCATCCGTCGCCGACCTCCGCAACTACATGAGCGGCGTCTCACTGTCGGCCAAGCAGGATGCGGCAGCCCAGATGGCGCTCGACGGAGTTCAGGAGGAACTCGAACTCTATCTCGGGCGTCCCGTCCAGCCAGTACAGGTGCGCGAGGTCAGACGTGCGGACGCGACAGGCGACATCGCACTGACGGTCACCCCGGTGATCCGCGTGCTGTCCCTTCGCCCCGTGACGGCGACGGAAGCGACTGAGTACACGACCACCATCGTGCCTCTGGCCGACGTTGCCGAGGACGCCACACGCAACTACGACACCGCTCCTGAGCAGTCGTGGATCGCACCGGGTGGCATCGTCGTCGGCGCGGCCTTCGGGTACTACGTCGTGGAGTACGTCGGCGGGTACAACGGCTGGGGTGACAAGGGACTGAAACTCGCGATCCTCGAAGTCGCGTCTAGGACCATGACGGTCAACCACGACGACGTGCTCTCGATCAAGGACGACATCGCTCGCGAACCCGCCAACGCCGCGTCGATCCAGAAGGGCTGGAGGGACGACGAGTTGAAGAGGTTCGACCGCATCAGGCGCAGGACGGCGTACCGCTGATGCCCATGAAGACCGACATCGAGGGGATCAACCAGATCCGCTACCGCGTCAAGATGGCTCGGACGAGGATCGAGCAGCCTGCCGGTGCGTGGAAGAAGGTCGGCTCCTTCCTCTCGATGGTCGAGCGCAAGCAGTGGGCGATGGCGGGCGGCTATCTCGGCAAGCCGTGGAAGCCGCTCAAGCCCGACTATCTTCAATGGAAGATCAGAAACGGGTACAGCAGGCGCACCCTGATGAAGACCGGAGCACTGCGTCTCTCGCTCGTCTCGCGACCGATGGCTATCGAGCGGTACTACAAGAAGAGCGCGGTCTACGGCACCAACATCGAGTACGCCAAGTACCACCAGTACGGGACGCGCAAGATGGCCCGACGCCAACTCATCAACAAGAACCCGCTCATCGTCCGTGGGATCAAGCACATCCTCATGGACTACATCTCGTTCGGCAGTAGGACGACAGTGAGGCGGTACATCTGATGACCACCATGTTCCGTGGTGCCACCGCCGTCCGTGCTGCCATCGGCGACTACCTGACCTTCTGGGTTCCGAGGATGATCGAAGTCGCGCGCACGGACTGGAACCTCTCCGAACAGCAACTCCCGATGCCCGAGGGGTACGACGCCTACGAGCCCTATGCGCTCGACAAGTGGCCGTTGCTCGGCATCAACGTCGTGCAGGCAGGGACGTTCGACCGTCAGGCGTACGGGCCGACGACCGAGCAGGAGTACCTCGCGGAGTACACCGTCCGCGTCTTCACTTGGGTCCGTACACCGATGGACTCAGCGGGCACTCCACTGGAGCCTGAGTACAGCGAGTCCATCCGACTGCGTGACGATCTCGCTGCGTGCGTGCGCGCGTCGATCCTGCGCTCGGGATGCTTCGGTCAGCCCGCCGCGATCCTGTTCAACGAGAGCACTCTCAACGAGGAGTACAGCGAGGCGACAGCAGTCAAGGGCGACCGTTTCGTCTCAGGTGTCATCCACTCATTTGAGATCAGATTCGATGAGTCTGTGCCCCTTGTCCCCATCGGCACCGCCGATACACTTTCGATGATTGTCCAAACAATCGCTGAGACGGAAGCAGAGGCGGTCTAGTAATGGCGGTGGTCAGGGTCTACAACGGGAAGTCAACGCCCGTTGTCTACGGCAACGGTCGAACTCTCGGCGGCTTCACGGGCATGGAGGTCGAAGAGGATCTCGTCCGCAAGCACATCGAGAGCGGTCGTCTCTTCGTGCAGTCCGATGTTGAGGTTGAGCCCGTCGCGGAAGTTCCATCTGAGATCGAAGAGACGGTGGAAGAGACTGCCGTTGACGATGGCCCCGTTGACGACGCGCCCCTAGACTCGGATCAGGTAGAAGACGAAGCAGAAAGTGGCGACACCGACGATGACGCGGCTGTTGAAGAGCCATCGGAGATCGAAGATGCCGCTACGATCAAGAAGCCACGACGGCGCAAGCCCCAGCCGTTGTCCGAGAAGGAGTAGATGATGCCGGGAATCAACGTCACGACCTCGACCCGTTCCGGCCCTGTCGCGCAGAACATCGCTCCGAGCGGGCAGTTCTTCGTCGCTGGCACGGCCTACATGGGCTCGACCACCACCCCCACCCTCGTGCAGGGGCTCGCCGACTTCGTCGCCAAGTTCGGTGACCGGGTGTCGTACAGCCACCTCTACGACAGCGTGGCGACCTTCTTCGAGGAGGGCGGCGCTCGCTGCTACGTCCTGCGTGTCGCGGGCGACAGCCCGACCACCGGAACTATCACTCTGATGGACACCAAGCCCGTCACCCCGACTGCGACTCTCCAGTTCGATGCGGCCAGCCCCGGCGCGTGGTCCGCGAATCTCGATGTCAAGGTCGAGGCGGGCTCGGTCGCCAGTACGGTCACGATCTCGCTGATCCTCGATGATGTGGTGGTCGAGGTTCATCGCAACCTCGCGACCCCGCAGGAAGCCGTCATCGCGTTCGAGAACAGCCAGTACGTCGTGGTCACGGACAAGGACTCGTCCGCGACTCCCCCGGCAGACAACCCGGCGACCGGCACCTTCACCCTCTCTGCCGGTGATGACAAGCACACCACGGTGGACGCGGACAACTACACCGCCGCTCTCGCGCTCTTCGGTGTCGGGCTCGGCGATGGCGCAGTGGCGATCCCCGGCGTCGGCGACACGGTCCACGCGGCCCTGCTCGCGCACGCGAAGGTCACCAACCGAATCGCCCTCCTCTCGATTGACGAGGACGACGACGACGCTGCTGCGATCACGCAGGCCGGTCTGCTGAACTCGGAGTACGGCGGTCTGTTCACGCCGTGGGTCAAGATCAGCACCCCGACCGGCGTCCGCTTCACCAGCCCCGAGGGCTTCGTCGCAGGCGTCCGCAACCGCGCGCACGGAGAGACGGGCGCATGGCGGGCACCGGCAGGCCAGATGGGCGTTGCGCGCTACGTCATCGGGCTCAAGGCCGACTACACGCGGGCCGAGGGCGATGCACTGGACGCTGGCAAGGTCAACGCGATCCGGTTCATCAACAACAGCGTCCGGCTCTACGGGTGGCGCTCCCTGTCGAACGACACGGACAACTACTCGATGCTGTCGGCCCGCGATCTCCTGAACCGGCTCGTGGTCGCGTGCGAGACGACTCTGGAGCAGTTCGTCTTCGCGACCATCGACGGCAAGGGCCAGTTGCTCTCGACCATCAACGGGTCGCTCGTGGGCATCGTGGAGCCGATCCGTCAGGCGGGCGGCGTCTACCCGATGTACGCCGACAACGGCGACCTCGTGGATCCCGGCTACAAGGTCGATACCGGCCCGTCGGTGAACACCCTGAGCAACCTCGCCAACAACGAGGTCAAGGCGAAGGTGTCCGTGCGGATCAGCCCCACCGCCGCTCTCATCAGCGTCACCATCGTCAAGGTCGGCCTGCTCGCCGCCCTCTAGGCAGCAACAAGGAACTGAAGGGATAGCAACATGGGATTCGCAGCGCAGCGCCAGTTCCTCGTCACTGTTGACGGCATGGCGGGCTACTTCATGTCGAAGTCCGGCGGCAACATCGCGTCGGACTCGGCCAAGATCTACGACGGTGGCACTCTCGTCCCCGAGATCGTCACCTCTCCTGCGGAGGTCGAGAACATCACGATCTCCCGCGCGTACAAGCAGGAGCGCGACGATCCGATCCTCCAGAACCTGCGCGGCAAGGTCGGTCGGCACATCACCACGATCACGGTCCAGCAGACCGACGCGGACCTCGTTCCCGTCGGCTCGGCTTCCGTCTACGCGGGTGCCGTGCTCGTCGGCCTGACCGAGCCCGAGTTCGACTCGTCGTCCGGCGACGTGGCGAGCATGGAACTGGAGTTCGCGGTCAAGGCCGTTGCCAACTAGCAACGCCATCGCCCCACATCGTCCGATTCCCGCCCTAGTCATCTAGGGTGGGCTTCGGCGTACCCATCAACAACAAGGAGATCCCGATGGAGTTCAACGCAAGCACCTCTGAGTCGATCACCGATGCTGACGACACCTTCGACGGCACCGTGGAACTCGGGGACACGACGATCCTCAAGTCACTGGAGAAGGAACTCAAGCGGCAGATCAACCTTCCGCCGATCACGCTGATGATCCCCAGCCGCCCCGGCATGGCACTGCGGTTCGATGTCAACATCGAGTCGGGCACCATTCAGGGTTGGCGCAAGCAGTGCCAGAACAAGTCGATGGCAGATGGCTTCGACGGCCTGAAGTTCTCCTGCCTCGTCATCGCGAACAAGGCCGAGGTGCTCGTCTCCGACGGTCGTCCCGTGGTGGACGACAAGGGTGAGGACGTGAACTTCAAGAACCAGAACCTCCTCGATATGTTCGGGGTCCACAAGGCCACCGAGGCAGTGCGGAAGTTGTACGGAATCGACGGGCATGTCTTCGTCGCCGCAGACGAAATCCTGCGTGCGGCGGGATACGATTCGGAGAGTCAGGACCAGCAGACGGACCCTACTTTGATCTCCTGAGTGCTCTGGAGGCTGACCCGCGAGTGAGATCGGCAGCGCGGGTCGCACGGAACTTCAGGCAGGATCCGGTAGCGGTACTGGATGCGACTCCGTTCGAGTGGCTGGTTCGCATCGCCGCCCACAACATCGTCGTTGCTGATGAGGAGAAGGCGGCAGCGAAGAAGTCGAAGTGAGGGTGGTGAGTAGCCGGTGGCAGACGAGCACATTGAGTACAGCATCGGGGTATCCGGCAACGCCCCGGTCGCACTCAAGGAGATCGAGTCTCGCCTGAAGTCGCTCGGTAGTGAGAGCACCGAGACTGCTGGCAAGATCACCGTGCTCGATCACGCCATTGACGAAGAGGCCGACACAGCCAAGCGCGCCGCCGCGTACAACAAGATCTACGAGTACGGGCTGAAGAAGACTGGTAACGAGGCACTGAAGACCACCGCCAAGGTCAACCGCATGAACCGTGCGATGACCGGGGTCAACGTCACCGTCAATAAGGCCATCGGCGGCAGGGGTGGCAAGGGTGGTGGGGGTGGCAAGGGTGGCGGCGGCACAGCCAAGTTCATCGAGAAGAGCGCAGCCGTCGCAGTCGGCATGATCGCTGCCCAGTTCCTCAAGTTCGGTGGGATGGCGTACATCGGAGCGTCCGTTCTTCCCGCTCTTGTCACGGGCGTCGGATCACTTGTCGCAGGCATCCTCGCGCTCGGTGGATCCCTTGCCCCCGTGATGGGGATGATCGTCGCGTACCCCGGCTATCTCGCTGCCGTGGCTCAAGGGTTCCTTGCCATCAAGTTGGCGATGGCCGGGGTAGGGGATGCTCTCAAGGTGTGGGGCGACCACACGAAGACCATCGGAGAGGTCAACGAGGGCATCGCCCGGTTCACGGGTGGCGGCATCAACAAGGACGTAGCCAAGCCGTTCCTGCGGAGTCTCTCCATGATGGGGACGCAGTTGCAGTACGTCGGCTACGGGATCCAACGCTCCCTCCTCCCCGGCATGACCGAGATCCTCAAGACCGGCCAGCAGATGCTCCCGATGGTTGCTGGTGCCCTGCGACAGACCGGGACGGTCATCGCAGACGTGCTCGGGAAGATCAGCGGCTACCTCAAGACCAGCCGAGCACAGGGGCTGATAGGCGCTATCCTCGGCACCAACATCGGCATCCTCACATCGTTCGGCAAGGCCATCGAGGGCATCCTCGGCACAGTCCTTGAGGTCGTCAACGCTGCTGGCCCCATGCTCCAGCGCATGGCAGCCGATGTCGCGGACTTCATGGGTGGCCTGATGGGCAAGGCCAACGCTGGTGCTCGTAGTGGCGCGTTGGGCGACTACTTCGACGGTGCGTACGAAGCACTGAAGCGCCTGATCGACCTCTTCGCCCCACTGCTCGTCGGCCTCAAGAACGTCATGGCTATCGGCAAGCCATTAGGAGACGCGCTCATCGCGACGTGGACCAAGTTGGGCGAGAAGTTCAAGGCGTTCACCGAGTCCGAAATAGGCATGGCGAAGATCAGCAAGTGGTTCGAGAACATGACACCGATCCTCTACGAACTTGGCTACCTCATCGCCGACCTCGCCAAGGGGTTCGCGAAGATGTCTCAGGACAGCGGGTTCCTGATGATGGCGGCGACGATCCGTACGCAGATTCTTCCTCTGATGTTCGAGTTCGTAGGAGTAGCCAACAAGCAGTTGTTCCCCGCGCTCATCAAACTGGCGACAGCGGCGATCCAGTTCGGCATCGCCATTCAGCAGTCATCGGCGACCGCGCTCTTGTTCAACACCATCGGCAACATTCTTGAGGGGCTCCTCGTCATCCTCAACGCATTCGATGGCGCACTGCTCAAGTTGATCGGTGTCATCGTCGCTGTCTGGACCGCGATCAAGTTGGGCAAGTTCACGTTCTTCATCTTCGACACGATCATCACCAAGGTGAAGTTCGTCGGCCTCGTGTTCATGTCGTTCATTCGCCTGTTCCAGTTTACGGCTGTCCAGTATTCGCTTGGCATGACACAGATGGGCACCGCTACCACGACCTTTATGACCAAGGTGCGGATTATGAAGGACGCCTTCATCTTCTCGTTCAAGTCGATGAGCGCGGCAGTCAAGTCGGCCATGATCTCGACGGGCATCGGCATCATCGTCGTTGCACTGGGATTCTTGATCGACCACCTGATGCAGTCGAACGCCGCTACCGACGAGGCCATCGCCAAGAACAAGTCGTGGGCAGAGTCACTGTTCGATGTCAACGGCGCGCTGGTCGAGAACAACAAGCGCCTCACCGCCGACATGCTCGTGAACGAGGGCTACGCGGATCAACTCGCTGCACTCGGCGTCAACGGTCAACTAGCCATCGAGGCGCTTACTGGCAACGAGCCCGCGCTGAAGGTTCTACAAGAGCAGTTGAAGGCCATCGCAGAAGAGAACTCCACTGTCACATGGGCAAACAACGGGCGAGTCTTGGCTCGTGACTACAACGATGCTGGCAAGTCTGCACTGTCGCTGCTGGACAAGATGACGGAACTCAGTGGCACGGCGATGAGCACGCAGGAAGCAATCAAGCAGGCGGCAGCCTTGGTCGGTGGGCCGGTCGCTGATGCGTACGCGAAGGCAGCGGCAGCAATCGAGCGCATGAATCTCGCCTTGCAGGAACTCAAGGGGCTTCTCGATGACAATAAGTCGCGGCGCTCGTACCTCAACGACGTTGCCGCAGCACGCAAGATGGTCAAAGAGGGAGTCGCTGCCGCCAAGAAGAAGGGCGGCGCGTTCGACCCGGCCACCTTCTTCAGCGAGAAGACCGTCAAGGGTCGCGGGCGTATGGACATCCTTGAGAAGCCCATCGACGCCGCCCTTGGGCGAGCAGACACGGCTATCCAGCGCGGGAATATACCGAAGGCACAGCGCATCTTGCAGAAGTCCGCTGACGATACCCGCGACATCTTCACAGACGTGTTCGGTGAGAAGCAGGGCAACAAGATGGCCGATGCCATCCTCGGGCCTACTCTCAAGAAACTGGACGAGGTCAAGCGGAAGGTTGCCACTACCGTAGGGGCAGAGGGTGATGTCGCTGCCGCTGAAGCAGTAGAAGCGCGAGCCAAGGCAGCGGCAAATGTCAACCCGCGCAACTACCCGATGAGTGGACCGTCTGTTAGTACGGAACCAGACAAGTCCAAGTTGAATCTTGGTGTCGCTGGCGTCCAGAAGCCTGTCATCGACACATCGGGTCTTCAGCCCGCGTACGACATGGTGGACAAGACAAACCTCACCCTTGGTGCCATGAACGGAACCG